AGTGAACCTGTAATCTTTTCTTTCTTCATTTTTTTAAAACCGCTGTATGCAATTCTACAGCGGTTTTTTTATGTCCTTTTTTAAGCGTCCCTACCGTAGGATCTTAGTACTATGAATGAGATCTCACAGTGGTTTATAGACCAGGACTACCAAAAAGGAGTGGAGCTTTATGCACAGCTCCCAGAAGCAAAATCAAGAATACTCACAACCCTAAAACGTGGGGAAAGTGATAAGAACCTGGCCACTATATGCCGGGCGCTTAGAACCTATAAACAAGCGGAACCTGTAAGGGAACCTGTTAAGAAAATTTCTAAACCTAAACCAGTTCAAAGAGCTCCCACTGCTGAAGTAATTATGGACCGTAACCAGGTGATTGAGCAAAGCGCCGGTAGTTACTTTAAGAAAATAAAATATGGAGAGCTGCCTCCAGAACTTCGGGTACGCTATAAACAATTGAAAGATCTATTCTATGAAATGTGCGACTTGCATTTTTTATGGTTGGATCTTCCTGATGAAGCCGAAGAGGAAGCGCTAAAGTTACAGCTGGAGATATTCTCTATAGACGAACAGAGAGATACAATTTGGAAAGAACTGGAGCATTGGGATCTCTATAGAACAATACTACCTACAAAGTCCTCTGAAGACTTCTCCCAGCTTTCTGAACGTGATCTATTTCTCAAGAAGGCCAACACAGCCAGTAGCATTTCAAAAATTTCAAAAAGAATTGAGGGATGGAAGGATAAAGTGGAATCGGAACCGGATAAACTTAAGAAGGTAAAACTCAATCAACAGATCAATAACAGCGAAAAGAAGCTGCACCAACATCAAATAAATCTTCAAAAGATACTGGAACTCTTATAGAGTCCCCCAGCTTATTAAAGTCTCTGACCACATTTAATAATTAACCCATTCAGGAACTGGAGGACATAAGCCCTTCAACTGAATGGGGAAATTAATTATTAATAATAATGTGATCAGAGATGACAAATTTAGAAAATTCTACGGATAAAACTGTAGTCCAGCCATTACAATGGCACAATGAAAAGCGGAAAGTAAAAGATCTTATTCCGTATGAATTCAATCCACGTACCCTTACCGAGGAGAAAAAAGAACGGCTAATAAAAAGCCTGGAGAAATTTAACCTGGCCGAAGTTCCTGCTATTAATACCGACAATAAAATAATTGCCGGTCACCAGAGAGTAAAAATATTGCTTCACCTGGACCGTGGGGATGATATTATTGATGTTCGGGTTCCTAACCGGGAACTTACCGAAGAGGAATTTAAAGAGTATAATATTACTTCGAATGTTCCTGCAGGCTATTGGGATCTCGATATCCTGGAAGAACATTTTGCAGACATAGATTTAGAAGAGCTTGGATTATTTGTAGGTGACCTGGATCTTCCGGAGGATATTATTCCGGAGGATTTAAAATCTGAAGACGAAGGAAGTTTTGATCCGGAACCTCCGGTGGAACCAATTACTCAAGCTGGAGATATTTATGAATTGCGAAGCATTAAAAAGAATATCACCCACCGCATTATTTGTGGTGACAGCACGCTGCAGGAAACTTACGAGAAGGTTTTAAAATCTGAACAAATAGATCTTACAGTTACAGATCCACCGTACAATGTAAATTATGAAGGTGGCCGCGATAAAAAACGCGACAAAATTGCCAACGATAAGATGGCCGGGAATTCCTTTTATGAATTTCTATTTGATTTTTACAGCCATACTTATAACTTCTCGAGAACCGGTGCACCTATTTATGTTTTCCATGCTGATACTGAAGGAGTGAATTTCCGCAGCGCTCTGGTTGATTCCGGTTTTAAAATCTCGCAATGCTTAATTTGGAAAAAGAATTCTATTGTTTTGAGCCGCCAGGATTACCACTGGATCCACGAACCTTGTTTGTATGGATGGAAAACCGGAGAAGCTCATCCCTGGTATAGTGATCGGAAACAAAGAACGGTACTTGAGTTTGACAGGCCTTTAAAAAGTGAGGACCATCCCACAATGAAGCCGGTGGAACTCTTGAGTTATTTAATCCTTAACAGCTCTCAGCAGCGCGATATCGTGTTCGATGCATTCCTGGGATCTGGATCCACTTTGATCTCTTGTGAAAAGAATCTAAGGATCTGCAGAGGGATAGAATTGGATCCGAAATACTCAGATGTTCAAGTTCGCCGCTGGATTAAATATATGATTGAAAATGAACTGGACTTTCAAATTTTTAAGAACGGGACCAGGCTTCAAAAAGAAGAGCTCAGTGAATATCTAAATTAAATAAACCTACAAGTTGATTTTTTGCAGCCGCTTAGATAGCGGCTGTTTTTGTATCCATTAAATACACCATTGCCGTTCGCTCCGGAAAAATTTCTTCTCCATCTCCATCGTTTAATCCCTCAAACGTATAAACGAAAGTCTTGAAACCTAATTCCTTCAATGCCTGATATACATCACTCCTGTAAACCCATTCTTTAGGCAAAATCCGCGTAACATCATTAAAGACTTCATCCAGAGAATTTTTCTTTGTGTACTCTCTTTCATCTAAAAGTGAATCCACCGGAGTGTAAATTTGATCGATAAGGTTTTTAATTTCCTCGTAGTATTCTGTTTTCATATCATTCTCATAAATTAAGGCGTTCTCAAAAATATTTTATTAACACACTAAAAATCAAAATTTTAAATCTTCCAAGCCTATGTTTTTTTCGCAAAAATCAAGCCTTGGTCAGCGCCGTAACCTATAGCCGGGTGACTTTTGCCACGTAAAATTCTATGCAAATATGAAAGGCGCCCGTTCATTACCTGGAAAAAGTAGAAAGTGGCCGGTCTTCAGGTGCCAGAGCGGTACCGTTAAAGATATCCCAGAACATAGAGTAAAAAGGATAATCGAACGTATCACTCAAGTGAGTCGCGTGTTCCTGGTCTACACTCTTGCGGCGTTCCGATCTCTTATCCTTCTCCAGTCCGCGTCCCCTATCGTAGATCTCGGCGTGTTCCATCGAGATAATTAAGTTCGGACAGTTCCCTTTGTTGATCCTGATCTTGGGTAGCTGCTTCCTTCCATCATCTTTCAATGCCACGTTGATCAGCCTAAACTTATCCATATAATCCGGGTTGGTACCGGTGGTCATTGAATAGACGGTCCACTTATGTTTCTTAAGGATAGCAGCTGCTTGCTCGGCATAAGTCATCTTTGAGTTGGCCGTATCATTGTTACCGGTACGGTCATAATAGAAGTACACTTCCTTGCAGTCGTGGTACTTGTAATAGGGTAAGAACTTCTCAATAAACAAATGGTCCAGGATCTTTGGACTCTTCACAAAGAACTCTTTCAATACCCGGTAAGTATCCCCCTGCAGCTGTGATACAGTCATAGCGTTAATAGATGCACCCCAGTCTACTGATATAATAAGCGGCTCTCCCTTCTGCACATCCCTATCCTGCTTACTATTAAAGGAGTTGCCATTCACATCTACAATACCCGGTAGCGTCTCCAGGTAGCCCAGGTCATAATCGGTATAGTAGTGATTCTCGGTAAGCTGTGAGTAATAACCGTCTGTGATCTCCTTGGGCCTTATATTCCGCATCTCAGCATCATAGATGAAGTCATTGGTGTAAGCCTGCCTCATATACTCGAAATAGTCCGATCTCAGGTTCTCCATATTCACTTTTGCCGTGGCCTTCAGGAATAAAATGTTATTTGGATCCTTCCTGGCCAGCTCCTCCATATCGGTAAACCATTTCCCTTTCCTGGTTAATGGCGTGGAAGAAGTGAAAACTTCAGAGTGCAATAGTGAAGCATTTTTGAAAATAGCCTTCTTTGCCCGGTTAGTATTCCGCACATTAATGGCCAGCTTTTCATTGTCAAATAATGCCGCTTCATCACCCCTAATTGCATAAGAGTTTAATCCACGGCCACTATCTTTATGGTCCAGGCTTACAAATTGAAAAATACAGCCATTGGCCCAATGCCATATATTATTGAAGGAATCCGGAGATTGAAAGGGCATTTTAAAGCCCATTTTCTTTCCGGCCATAGATCCTATCACATAATCAACATTCTCGTAAATACCGAATAATTCAAGACCCTCTTTTATAGCCGGCATAAACCTGGAAAGAATCTGACTATAGGTAGATCCTACCATTGCAAATGAAGCTCTGGGCATTTGTTTTACAAGCTGGAGAGCGTCATATCCTAAATAGGTGGTTTTTCCGCTTCCCCTGCCCCATTCCAGAAACTTTTGTTTCTGGGTGGCCATTGAAGCAATGAGTTGTGCGAGATTGAGAGTTACTTTTTTATTTTTTGTCTTCATCCTCTACATCTTCAAATTCTACATCCTCGGCTTCAAAATTGTTGAGATCCACCACTCCACCTTTAAGCATTCCGGTAATAGCCTTTTCTGAAGATTTGCTGATATTCACAGTAATATCCATCGCGGCAAGTTTCTCCAGGTTAACCAGGTTTTCGTCTTTATCGAGATCAGCCAGTTTTACCATTCTATCTAGAGCTCTTCCCATTTGTTCAAGGTTTTTCTCTTTGGTGGCCAGCTGGAGTAATTTGTGGTTGTACTCCATAATGATATATCTCCAGCCTTCTTTACCGGCCTTATTTATATCGCCATAGATGATCAATGCTCTCGAGATATCTCGATAGGCGGTTGCCTGGGAAACATCAAATTGCTCCATTAAAACATTTGCGGCCTGTTCTCTGGATCTCCAGTTAAGCAGTAATGAAAAAGCGGTTTTAATGCGCTCCTTCATCTTTATTTCGAATGATGACAATTTCACACTGGTCTCATCGAGGTACGATGCGATTATGTTATCCAGGTGTGTGTCTTTGGTAGTTACTAAGCTCAAATTGCTGGGTTTTACAGTAAAATTCGCTTTACGTGAACCCTTAAAAAAGGACATCCCCTGGTTGTCCTTTTTTCCAAATCGCTGCTTCCTCAACTTAGCATTATGAATGAAACCATTTCCAGAAATGAAGTCCTCAAGATTATGCGGACACCAGATGCAGAAGGAAGAGCTGTTCCTTTCGATATTTCATTCAGGACCTTCAACCGTAACTCGAAGACCGGTGGGAAAATGAAGCATTTAAAAAATGCAAAGCTGGTGATGAAAGAAAAGGGCCTGGATCCTAATAGTATTTATGCGCTTAAAAATTTCAAGCCTTCAGAAGCCAATGAAGAGCGCACCCGGAAAAATCCACAGCACTTCCCTAATAAGACCAGGAACATAAGAATGGAGAATGGGAAGGTTACCAAAATAGGGTTTCGGTGGATTAAAAAATTTAATGGCAAAACAGTAGTACCATAATGGAATATAATAAGAACCTACACTTTGGATTCGGAAAGGCCTCTGTAGTCAATTTCAAATCCGGCCCTTCACATACGGTTGTAAATCCTGAAGAATTGGGGATTTCTACAGCCGGCAAAATCGCATTGTGGGGAGACGACAATAGGTATCCGCAAAACTTCATGAAAACGCTGAAGAAAAACGGCGCCGGTGGATCCAGTTATAGATTCCTAAAAGCGGCTCATTACGGTAATGGGTTTAAACTATATATTCCAGATTCAAGCGATAACGGGAAAGAAGACAAGAAAATAGTTCCAATCAATTCAAGGCCTGAAATCGCTAAGTTTTTCAAGTCAAGAAAAATGCACCGGGTATTTACTGAGGTGATCTCAGACCTGGAAAATTTTAACCTGGGCTTTCCGGAGTTTATTCTAACTAACGATTATAAAGATATCGCTTCTGTTCGTAGACTGCAGACGGCAAAAATGCGCTACGAAAAGATAAATCCAAAAACCGGACTTATTGAAAATGCGTATTTCTGCCATAATTGGAACCGCAATACAGATGTAGATTCTAAGTATGTAAGCAAGATTCCTGTTGTAGATTCTTATTGCTCTGCAGAAGAAATCAGGGAATATTGTAAAAGTAAGCGGATCCACAAATTTACAATGCCAATCTTCTATCCCCTGGTAGATGAGACTTATTATCCGGAACCAGATCACCACTCTGTTTATTTAAATGGATGGATGGATGTAGTAAATGCAATCCCGGCTTTCAAAAAGCATTTTTCAGAAAATCAGCTGAACATTAAATACATGGTGTATATCAGCGATGAGTATTTCACCAAAACCTACGCCGGAGAATGGGAAAAGTATTCCCTGGATAAAAAAACGCAGATACGTAAAAAACTGGCCGATGATATTGATGAACATTTGGCCGGAAATAAGAATGCCGGTAAATCTATCCAATCGACCGTATTTAAGGATAGCCAGGGAAAATGGGTGAAAGGAATTGAAGTGGTACCGCTTAAAGATGAAAATACATCTGAAGGAAAAGGCCTATTAGATTCTTCTGCAGGTAACTCTGAAATTATGAGCGCCATAGGAACCGATCCTAATTTAATGGGAGTTGGTATTCCAGGAGGAAAAATGAACGGTGGCTCCGGAAGCGATAAGCGCGAAGCCTTCAGCATTCTTAATGCACTATTCAAAACCAAGCGTGAAACTACACTCGAGATGTGGAGAGTTTTACGCGATTTTAAAGGATGGGACGAAGATCTCGAAGGAGACTTTGCAGCTACAGAGCTAACCACACTAGATAAGAACCCAACCGGAACTCAAAGCGTAATGTAATGGCAGAATTAATTGAAATACTTAACGAAACCAGCTCAACAAGAATAATTTTTTATTCGGTCGCTGGCCTAATCCTACTTAATATTTTCCTGGAATTCATTCTTGATATCCTTCGAATTATTATCCGTGCTGTCATTGAAAAATACAGAACTCAAAAAGAATAATTATGGCCACCCTAATAAAAACCTTAGAAGATTTTAAAAAGTACGTTACAGTTAATGCCAGTTTCGACTTTAATATAATTCTCCCCTACTTAAAAAAGGTAGATAGAAAGCATATAAAACCAATTACCGGCAGCGAGCTGTATGATTCAATTCAAACTGCAGAAGCTGGCAGAAGTCAGGAAGTTTTAGAATTACTGCAGGAAGCAAGTTGTAACCTGGCTATGTTTTCTTTTTCAATGGTGGGAGCGGTACAGGTTACAGCTTCAGGATATTCAATTATGGTTTCCGGGAATTCCCAATCTCCCAACTGGGGACAAATGCGTGATTTACGCCGCTATTTTTTAAAGACCGGCACCGAAGCTCTGGATGAAGCGCTCAAGATCATGGAGCAAAACGAAACCGACTTTGCGGAATGGATAGCAAGTGAAGGATACACCACATTTAAAGAATTATTTACCAGGAGAACAGAAACCTTCAATAGGTATTTTATAATAGAAAACAGCCGTCTCACATTTCTAAGGCTCAAGCCCAACCTGCTTAAGGTCGAGAAAAAATACTTTAGAGGCCTTTTAGGATCTGAGACGGTTTCACAAATTAAAGCTGCAGCTACACCAGAGGAAAAAGAAGCTTTAAAATTAGCCCAGGCCGCACAGGTTCCACTTTGTGTGGCCGAAGTGGCCACCGAGGGAATATTTACACTAAATGAAAAAGGGATTGTTTTTGAAATAGAAGAAATCCCTGGAGAGCGAAAAATAAAAACAGACCAACAGGAACTGGATCGCATTTATGATTCCAAATTAGAAGAAGGAACTGAAGCTTTAAAAGACCTGGTTTCTTATTTAAGGGAAAAACCGGAAGTATTCGTGGAGTTCGCAGCAAAAGAAGCTAATAAAGTTAGCTCTCCCACCCACAACACCAAATCTATAGTTAGCTTTTAAATATGGCACAGGCAAAGAGACCCTCATCAGAGTTAAAAGATAAGAAAAATGTCAATCCCTCCCTTATTCGAAAAAACGAGGCTGTCGATCTCGATTTTCATGATATATATGAAACCCTATTTGACCACGCAGAGAAAATTGATGGGTTTACTGGCGGAAATTCTAGTAATGTATTTTATGGTTTTCATTCCAGCCTCGAGCTTCTTATAGGTTTTTATCCAGAGGTAGAGGAAGATTCCTTTGCTATAATTGAAGGAATTACACCTCAAATTGCTCAATTTAAGAATGGAGAATGGATTAAAACTGGAGGAAATGCGCCATTTGTTTTTGTTGATACCCGGTTTGATAGACCAGATGTAGGTACAGAAAAAACCTGGTATATTGTTAGAGACTCTAATACAGCCTGGCTTTGGTATGATGAAAAGTACCACGAATTTGTAATGCCAGATCTTTCCAATTATTATACAAAATATGAAATAGATTCGGAAATTTCTGACATAATAACAGCAGCTGATAACTTAGCTGATACCGTTGCTGAAGCGGAGTTGGATATTCAATTCCTAAAAGAAAACACTATTAAAGGCATCCGAGATAGCGAAGGAAACTTAATAGCTCCTAATGCTCAAAGGGAAGTTACTTTACCGGAATTAAATGATAAAAGAACCATTTCAAGTAAAAATAATACATCTCAATTTACTGCTTCAGAAAGTAATTTTAGTAAAGACTTATTAGAATTTACAGCAAATTCGGGAGAGGTTATCAGTGTTATAATAAATAAAGATTTAGTGACAAGCGGCGGTTTACAAGCCATTTCAACTGGAAATAATCAATTAAAACCAGTTGCAGGAACAGATGTTACTTTTATTTATCCTGAAGGGGCAGGAGATAAAACAGTACCTAAAGGTATTCTTTCTATACTTGCTACAGGAACTCCTAATGTATATAAAGTTGATGGAAGTTTAGAAGCTTTAGAAAATAACAGTCAAGCTTATTCAGGTTGGAGAATAACTGCTAATGGGGTTGATTATGACACGATAGAAGATAACCACTCAATCAAGTTTCAGGGCACGAATAATATAATAACTCAATATAATGCAGAAACCAATACGCTTATTATAAGTGGTTTCAACTTAGCACCTAAAAATCATACACACGATTACGATAATTACGCACATTGGAAATTAGGAATTGGGGATGGAACTTACCAATCTATAACTTCAACGAATGGCTTTAATATTGTTGCTGGAACAGGGGTAACAGTTTCTAGAGATGGCAGTACAATTACTATCTCTGCTAGTGGAGGTGGCACAGCTAGTTCAGTAGATTGGAGTGATGTAACAGGGAAGCCAACAACATTTTCTCCAAGTTCTCACAACCATTCAGCATCTCAAATAACATCAGGGGTTTTTGCAAGTTCCAGATTGCCAAAACTTGTAACTGACGTAACGATTAATCAAATAAATGGAAATCTAATTGTTAGTTATTCTGATGGTACTTCGGTAGAACGATCATTTGGAACAATAGAAGCAACTAAATTCACTCAGTAATGGCTAGACAAACTAACGCAATGATTACCTATAATGATGCCATCTATATGGTAGCAAATGAAGGGTTTTTGGAATTTGAGCCAATACCTGTTTCTAACCAATGTATGACCTCAGAAGAAATTAGGTATTACATGAATGCTGATGTTGAAAAGTTTGAAACCTATGAAAATAAAAGATTGGTGCCTTA